CGCCTGCCGCCGGGCCCGGACCGCTGGAAGCTCCGGAGCACGTTCTTCCCCGGGATCGCCGCGGCCATGGCAGACCAGTGGGGCGAGCTGCCCTCGGGTGTTCGAGGAGACCCTTCACGGATGGGGCGAGGATTACAAGAAGTACGTCGCCAGGGGGTCTGCGGTCAAGAACAACGAGATCGTGGCCATGATGGACAAACAAACTCGGGACAATGGCGACACTGATCTGGTAGTGTTCGACATGATCGAAAGGTTGGACGCGGACGGGAAGCTCCGGCACCTGTCCACCAAGATGTCTGATGAGTTCAACGAGCGAAGTCGCCTTGCGGGGGCAACGGACGGGAACTACTACCGCCTCGGGCTCATGATGCGTGGGTACGTGGACGCCAGCACGGAAACAGGTCACATGGTCCGCCTAGCGGACTGACGGGAGCGGGGACCCCATGAGCGACAGCATTCAGAAGACTCTGGACCATGAGCGTAGGTTTCTCCCGCTGGCGTCGTTGCAGCCGGACCCGAGCAATCCCAATGAAATGGATGACAAGACGTTCAACCTACTCTGCGACAATGTGGAGCGGTATGGGATCACGGACCCGATCCTCGTCTACCCCCTCGGGGAGGATCAGTACCGGATCGTCGGGGGGCACCATCGCGCAGAAGTCGCGAAGCTGTTTGGGTACGAAGAGGTTCCGTGCACGGTGTACGCGGAGGAGATGACCGAGGATGAGATTGCCGCGCAGATGACGCGGATGAACGTGATCCACGGTCGCCTTTCCCCCGCTAAGTTTCTCAAGATGTATCAGGAGCTGGAGGGGCAGTACAGCGCCGATGTGGCTGCGGAGATGTTCGGCTTCGCGGACGAGGAAGAATTCAAGAAGCTGGTCAAGGCCACGGGGGACTCCCTCCCCCCGGAAATGAAGGACTCGTTTAAGGAGGGGATGAAGGAGGTCAAGACCATTGATGACCTCTCGAAGCTCCTGAACCGGCTGTTCAGCGAGTATGGCGATACGCTGCCCTATGGGTACATGTTCCTGGACTTCGGCGGCAAGGACAGTGTGTGGCTCCGCATGGGGACCAAGGATTACAAGGACTTCAGGGGGCTCGCGGCCCGGTGCCGGGAGTCAAGCAAGACGGTGGACGGGGTGTTCTCCGCCCTGTTGGCCCACCTCGTCACGTCGGAGGATGGGCTGCTCGATTCGATGGTCGAAAAGGCCCCAACGGTCGAGATTCAGGAAGACGTGGACATTCCGACCCTGGACTTCCTCGATGCACAGCTCTGAACCCAAGTTTCACTCCCCAGCGCCCGGGAAGTACCACCGCCTCGTAGCTCTTGGGGAGGTGCGTTTCCGTGCGATGGAGTCCCTGTTGCTCGACGGGGTGTCCCCGGAGGTTGTAGGGAGAAAGATTCAGAATGAATGGGAGGAGTTCGGGGACGTAAAGCCGGACACCTTGACCAAGCAGCTCCAACGCTATCGGGATGAAGTGCTGGAGCCCCGAGTGTACGAAACGTCTCGCAGGGCCAAGGGCCGGAAGGACTTCTTCATCCGGGCCCGTCGCATGTCTCAGGACATCGACGTGGGGGAGGAAATCGGCAGCATGTACCTGACTCAGAAGGGGCGGATCAACCGCCTGCTCAAGCAGGAGGATGCAATGCCCAGCGCCCTCCTGAATCAGGTCAGGGAAGAGATGCGAGTGGCAAACACCCTGCTCGACAACCTCAAGGATTTTCAGTTGAAGACCGGGGTCGTGAAGGCGGCCCCGAAAGAGATTCATGGAGTCCTGACGGTAGAAAGCTCCCCGGGCAAGGAAGCGTTCACCCGAATGGTGGAGAATCAGGACTCCCTTCGCACCGCTGCGCAGGAAGCGATTGCCCTGCTTGGAGTTGATCCGGACGAGGACATAGAGGACGCGGAGTTCGCCGAGTCGGGTTACAGCGATGAATTCGAGGAAGACTGAACCGGAATGGGAAGCCCGGGCACACGAAGTCGTCCGCATGGTCTTCGGGACCAAGAAGCTGGACGGCCTGCTGCGAATTGCCAGAAAGAACAACCTCTCCGACCGCCAGAGAATTGACTTCATAGCGGGGCTGGTGGAGGACATTGCCGCCTCTGACCCGGAACTCGGTGTCGAATGGAACCGCGTCACTTCTGCTTGGGATGTGGTCGCGCAGAACGAGATTGGCCCCGCCCAGTTCCTTGAAGACCCCTATTTCCTCGGGCTCGCGGGCGAGGTGTACCCCAAGGTTCTCGAAGAATTTGTGGAGATGAATGAGGGGGACTATGACGAGATCGTGCTAACCGGGGCCATTGGCACGGCCAAGACCACACTCGCTCTCTGGGTAACTGCCTACCACCTGTTCCTGCTCAGTTTGATGGTCAACCCCCAACGGACCTTCGGACTTGACCGCTCTTCCGAGATTCTGTTCGTATTCCAGTCGATCAACGCCAAGCTGGCCAAGGACCTGGACTACGCTCGGTTCAAGGCCCTGATCGAGCGGTCCCCCTACTTCATGGAAAACTTCTCGTTCAACCGGAATCTGGAATCCGAGTTGAAGTTCCCTCGGCGGATCATCGTCCGCCCTGTATCGGGGCAAGAGACCGCTGCGATTGGCCAGAACGTGTTCGGTGGCGTCATTGACGAAGTGAACTTCATGGCAGTGGTCGAGAACTCGAAGCAGTCGATTGATAACGGCGAGTACGATCAGGCCAGGTCCCTTTACAACAGCATCGCCCGCCGCAGAAAGTCCCGCTTCATGAGTGCAGGACGAATGCCGGGCAGGCTGTGTCTCGTTTCTTCCCGCCGGTACCCAGGGCAGTTCACCGACGTGAAAGAGGAGGAGGCGAAGAGCAACCCCCGGATTCGTGTCTACGCCCGCAGGGTTTGGGATATCAAGCCGTGGGCCTACTCAGGCAAGAAATTCCCCGTGTTCGTCGGGGATGTGTCTCGGCAGCCGGCGATCCTTCTTCCGGGGGAAGAAAAGGAGTATCCGGAGCATCTGGTCATGCAGATTCCGGAAGAGCATCGCTCGGAATTCGAGACGGATATGCTCAACGCGCTGCGGGATATTGCTGGGGTCGCCACCCTTGCGAAGCACCCCTTCATTGTCAATACGCAGGCCATATCCCGCGCGTTTAGAGGCCGCCCCTCCATCCTGTCCACCACGAAGGTGGACCTCACGAAACAAGAGCTGAAGGTCATCCGAAAGAGATTCTTCAGGCCGGACCTTCCCCGATGGGTGCACATCGACCTGTCATTGCGGGGAGGGGACTCCACGGGGATCGCCTGTGGCACCGTGCCGGAGTTCATGCGGGTCAACGCCCCGGAAGATGACGCAGGGGTCGAAGTCGCCCCGGCCATCCGGTATGACTTCCAGCTAGAAGTGGTACCCCCGAAGACGGGGGAGATCCCGTATTACCGGATTCGCAAGCTCTTGTACGTGCTCCGTGACATGGGTCTGAACATCAAGTGGATCAGTTTCGACAGCTACCAGTCTGCGGACATGATTCAGAAGTTGCGACGGAAGGGGTTCATCTGCGGTGTGGTGTCCATGGACGGGCAGCCCCCACAGGAGTACACCTTGTTCAGGGACGCCATCTATGATGGCCGTGTGGACGCTGTAGCGCACGAGCACGCGCAGAAGGAAATCGCTTCGCTGGAGCTGGACACCAAGAAGGATAAGGTGGATCACCCCCCGAACGGATCGAAAGACGTTGCGGACGCCATGTGCGGGGTGGCTTTCGGCCTCTCCACCCGCAGGGAGGTGTGGGCCCTCCATGAGGTGGACCCGGTTGAAATGCCGGATAACCTCAAGGCTGTGGCGGTTCGCAACGACAGAAAGGTCCACGGGGACGAGCAGGACGCTGCCTAGTAGCAGGCCGGGGTTGGTGGGTGTACCTCCGGGTTCTGCACACGAGTGCACAGATCGCATGGATGCTGCATTACTCTACGGTAGAAACTTACCCCCTAGGTCTCACAGGACGGAGCGCAACATGCTGTATGAACTCTTCAAGTGGTGGACGCTAGGGTATGTCTTCACCCTGATCCTGATGTACGCCCTCACGTGGGTGGTCCTGAAGGTAACTGGGGAACCCACACCCAGAGGAATGCAGCGAGCACACGGGTCCTTCGGGTTGTGGCTTTTCTGCATGGTGGCCCTCTACGCTCTCTGGCCCAAGCTGGTGTGGTCCATTGCCCAGCACCTGAGGAAGAGATTTGCCAAGGAGGGCAAGGGGTGAACTACATAGTGGCCATAAGAACCGTCCGTGGCATCCGGAAGTCGCGCAATGGCGAACGGCCTGCATAATCGGTCAGATCGTCGCCGTCGCCGTACACGAGGAAGGGGGGCGAAGCATGAACGCCGTTGAGGTTGAAGAAGCTGTATCGGACCTGGCTGAGCAGCCCTTCGACGTTCATGAGTTTCCCTATGCCTTCTTGGAGGCGTTCGGAAACAAGGCCACGACGATCAAGCGGCTGCGCACAGGCGTGTCCAACAAGTCCGACCTGGGCGGCGTACTTCAGACCAGCAACATCCATATCAAGGTCTGCGAACCCGGCACCGTTACAGACACGCTCATCGCGCTGAAGGACAGCCCGGCCACGAAGAAGGCGCGCGCGAAATTCCTACTCGCGACCGATGGCGAATGGCTGGAGGCCGAAGACCTCAGTTCCGGCGAGACGGTCGCGTGCAACTACGCCGACTTCCATGACCATTTCGGCTTTTTCCTGCCCCTGGCCGGAATCAGCACCGTTCAGCAAACCCGCGAGAGCGCTTTCGACGTCAAGGCGACGGGACGGCTGAACAAGCTCTATATCGAGCTTCTGCGCACCAACCCGGAATGGGGTACAGCGGAGCGCCGCCACGACATGAACCATTTCATGGCGCGGCTGATTTTCTGCTTCTTCGCCGAGGATACCGACATCTTCACTGGCGACGATCTCTTCACCTCAACGATCGAGATGATGAGCGACCGTGACAGCAAGAACACCCACGAGGTGATCAGCGAGGTGTTCTGTGCCATGAACACCAAGCATGAGAGGCGCGAGACGGCAGGTATCCGAAATTGGGCGAGCAGGTTCCCCTACGTGAATGGCGGCCTGTTCGCCGACTCGGTTGAGGTGCCTCGCTTCACCAAGATGGCGCGCAGTTATCTTCTCCATATCGGGAAGCTCGATTGGAAGAAGGTCAACCCGGATATTTTCGGATCGATGATCCAGGCCGTCGCGGACGAGGACGAGCGCGGAGCGCTCGGAATGCATTATACTAGCGTCAGCAACATCCTGAAGGTTCTGAATCCGCTTTTCCTGGATGATTTGCGCGAGCAACTTGAAGAGGCCAGAGGCAGTGGTCGAAAGCTTCTCAATCTGCGCAATCGCATGGCCAAAATTCGGGTGTTCGATCCGGCCTGTGGCTCCGGCAATTTCCTGGTTATCGCCTATAAGGAGATGAGGAAGATTGAGGCGGAGATCAATGAGCGCCGGGGCGAGAAGGATCGCCCCTCCGACATCCCCCTCACGAATTTTCGCGGCATCGAGCTTCGCGACTTCCCGGCGGAGATCGCCCGCCTCGCGCTGATCATCGCCGAGTATCAGTGCGACGTGCTCTATCGCGGCCAGCTGGAGGCGCTCAAAGACGTGTTGCCGCTCAATGCGATGAACTGGATCACTTGCGGCAATGCGCTCCGGCTTGATTGGCTGAGCATCTGTCCGCCAACGGGAACTGGCGTGAAACTGCACGGGGATGATCTCTTCAACACCCCGCTCGATCAAGCCGAGATCGACTTTGAGAATGAAGGTGGGGAAACATATATATGCGGGAACCCGCCGTATTTGGGTGGTACAGTTCAATCAGCCGAGCAGAAGGCTGATCTAAAGGCGTTGTTTGACCACAGAACCAACAGTTGGAAATCGCTCGACTATGTTTCCGGCTGGTTTGTGAAGTTCGCCGATTATGCTTCTGTAGTCCCCTCTTGCGGAGCGTTCGTCAGTACAAAGTCGATCTGCCAAGGAGAGCAGGTCGCGCGACTTTGGCCAATACTGTTTGCTCATGGCGTTTGCATCCAATTTGCACATACACCATTCCATTGGAAAAATTTGGCCGCTCACAACGCGGGGGTGACGGTTGTTATCATTGGGCTGTCGACCGTTCAAGGCCGACCGAAAGCGATTTTTGACGAAACTGGTGACGCCGATTCAAACAAGAGGGTCGTCGAAAATATAAATGCGTATCTTGTCGCCCAGCCAGGAATTTTCGTTGAAGCGGAGACAAGGCCTTTAACATCAGTTTCGGAGATGTTGAACGGCAACAAGCCGGTTGATGGCGGGTTCTTAATGTTGAGTCACGATGAGGCGACGGGCCTAGAAGAATCAGACAAAAGAGTCAGCACGTTCATCAGGCCGTTTCTTGGATCGTCTGAGTTCATAAAAGGGAATATGCGCTACTGCATCTGGATAACAGATGAGGATAGAGAGGCGGCGCTGGCATGTCCTTCTATACGAGAGCGAGTAGAACACGTGGCAGAGTTTCGCGCCAAAAGCAAAAAAGAACTCACTCGGCGCGGCGCAGGAACACCGCATAAATTTCAGCAGATTAGGCAAAGGGGTAATGAGACCGTGATCGTAGTTCCCAGAGTAAGCTCTGAGAACAGAGATTACCTACCCGCTGGATTGCTGAAGCAAGGCGCAATAATTGGCGACCGAAATTTTGCTTTGTATGACTCACCTTTATGGAACATGTCGATTGTGCTGTCCCGTTTGCACTGGGTCTGGATTGGGACTGTCTGCGTGCGCTTGCGCAACGACTTTAGCTATTCTAACACTCTTGGCTGGAACACTTTCCCGATCCCCAAACTGACCGAGAAAAACAAGGCCGACCTTACCCGTTGCGTCGAGGACATCCTTTTGGCGCGCGAAGCGAGTTTCCCCGCCACGATCGCCGACCTCTATGATCCGGAAAAGAGGT